GCCGCAGCAGAGCGTGAGGCGGTAGAAGATTTGCTGAAGGAATATGACATGGTTAACTCGGCATTTGCTAAAGACTTCCGAGCAAGGGGACAAGCATGACTGAGTGCAAACACCGCTGGGAGCCTGTCGAAGGGCAACCCATCTACAAGTGCGCCAAGTGCAACGGTTTTATGAGGATTATCAAATGACCAAAGAAGAAGCTCTGCAAGCAATCAAACTGCTGTCCGCGCTGGAGTCGTGGGCGTTCAGCACAAAGAACATGCTCCCCGACTACCTGCACGATGACCTGTGCGTGATGCTGAAGGTGTTGGAGAAAATTGTTTTGGAGAAGAAATGACACCTGTGCGTCAGAAAAGAATCCGCACCCTGCTACGCACAAGGCCGAGCGGCATGTCGCCACTGGAGATCGCTGAAGTGCTGAACATGCACCCTGCCAATGTCAGGACATCGCTGAGGGCCATGCCGGATGTCTATGTTGACCGCTGGCGCTTGGGTGGGCGTGGTCAGTACGAGAAGGTGTGGGTGGCAGTGCATGTGCCAGAGGACTGCCCTCATCCCAAAGACCGCACCAAGTGGGGCGTTCACTACAAGAAACCAAAGACCCAATGGGTCATCACAGAAGGAGCAAGAGCATGACAGAAGAAGACGAGGAGTTCAACCGCATCGAGCGCGAAGCCGCCATGCGCAAAGAGGCTGTGGTGAGCGCCATGTCCAAAGAACAGAAAGAATACGAGCGGGGCTTCATTGACGGGATGCAAAAGCAAGCGCAGTCCAGCGTGGATAAGGCGGTTAACGCCATGTCACAGCGTAAGTGGGTGGGGTTGACGGATGAGGTCATCTCCCGCCTGTGGCTTAGCACATCTCCGTACTTCAACGAAGAGGACTTTGCCCGAGCCATCGAAAAATATTTGAAAGAACAAAATGGAATGTAATTGCAAACCCGGATCGCCGTTCCACTGGCATGAAGACCCACGCCCCAGTATCTTTTACGAAGACCACACCTTCCGTGCCAAGGGCGCTGATGGTAAGAGCGGCTCACAAATTGCCACCGACTTTGTTGAATCCCAACGAGTTGTGGGTAAGATGTCGGGCACGATACCAAACCTGAGCAAAACAGAAAAAGAGCTGGCCGTTATTGCATACAAGCAGTTCGGCATATTCAGCCGTGCTCAACCAAATGTGAAACCATCACCTAACAAACACGAGAAGTAATGAGAACTAACACAACGCACTCTTTGCGATCACTGCTTAGAGAAAACCCTGACGGGATGGATGTGGGCACAATTGCCAACAACCTTCACCGTGAACCCCACAACGTGCGCCGCATCCTCAAGACCATGCCGGACGCATACATCGACAGGTGGACACACTTTGGCGGCAAGGGAATGCCCAGCGCCGTATGGTGCGTAGTTGTACCCCCAGAAAATTGCCCAAGACCAGACGCTAAAAGGAGAAAACAATGACATTCAACGGAACCACAGCCGACGACATTCAAGTCAGCGGCAACCACTACAAGGACATGCCCATACAGCCGTGGCACATCATGGAGGCAGTGATGACACACGAGGAGTTCATCGGTTTCCTCAAGGGCAACATCATCAAATACAGCCTGCGTGCTGGGCGCAAGGACGGCAGCGATGACGCAGGCAAAGCCAAGCACTACTTGCAGAAGCTAAAAGAAGTACAGGGGTACTGACATGGCATCAGATCGCATGGAGCGTGCGTTAATACTGGCTGACAAATGCTGGGAGAAAGCGTACAACACCGCGCCTGAGTTTGTTGAGCGCTACCTTGAGCTGTGCGAGGAATTGCTAACAACCAAACCGCTTGTACAGGGCGATGAGTTTCGGGAGTACTGCAATCGTCGAAAGCTGTACAGAGACAGCAAGCTGCACCCCAACGTGTGGGTGTCAGGCGTGCGTGCACTAAAGTCGCTTGGCTGGATTGAACCCTTGGCCAAGGTGATGCCGACACAATCACACAACCACATGCCGTCCGTCACACTGTGGCGCAGCGCGGTCTTCTACGAAGAGGTGAAAGGAATACATCATGGCGCAGACACCTGAAGGAAAAGTGAAAGCCGCAGTGCGCAAGGTACTGGACAGCTTGGGTATCTACCACTTCATGCCTCCGGGCATGGGGCTTGGGCGCTCGGGTATCCCCGACATCATCGGCTGCTACAAAGGCTCCTTCATTGCCATCGAGTGCAAGGCAGGCAAGGGGCAGCTCACTGCACTGCAAGCACGCGAGCTTGCCGCGATCAAAGCCACAGGCGGGTTCACCTTCGTGGCCCGTGAAGATAACTTGGAAGAACTGGAAGGACGGCTGTTGCTATGGACAAACTGAAACAAGAAGAGTGGGACACCACGATCGACAACTTAGGCAAACAAGACGAAGGCCTGCGCACACATTTCGCAAAGCTCATCATGATGCTGGCCAAGTGCTACGACGACACATCACCCTGCAAAGCAGTCGTGCTGGTCGATACTGGGGACGCCATGCTGACGTTCTCTGCTGGCGCTGATGAGATGGAGATGACCGAGATGGTTGAGCATGCCTACGAGATGACACAAGCGTTGGCCATGCGCGACGCACCACCCAAGGAGATGTTTAATTGAGCGCCCCATACGACCGCATCATTACCGTGGACTTTGAGACACGGTGGGACAGCAAGGACTACACACTGTCCAAGATGACAACAGAGGAGTACATACGTGATCTTAGATTCAAAGCATTTGGGTGTTGCTTCCACGAGTATGGAAGTGATGATCCAATCGTGTGGGTTGGAGGACGCGACATACCTAAGTACGTTGCTGGGATCGACTGGGGCAGGACAGCCGTCCTCGCCCATAACGCCCAGTTCGATGTTTCAATTCTGTGCTGGCGGTACGGAATTACCCCCGCCTTCATCTTCGACACCTTATCAATGGGACGCGCTCTACGAGGCGTGGAAGTGGGCAACTCCTTGGCCAAACTCGCAATGGATTTTGGACTACCTGACAAAGGGCGAGCCGTTCATTCGACCAACGGATTGGAGGTACTCCCGGAACAGATCGAGGTGGAGCTTGCGGAATACTGCAAACACGACGTCTTCCTCTGTGAAGAAATCTTTGCCCGACTAATCCAAGGCTACCCGGCCAAAGAGCTGCGACTGATCGACATGACCCTGCGCATGTACACCAACGCTTGCCTTGAGTTGGACCGCAGCATGCTGATCAATGCACTGACAGAAGAAGGAGAAAAGCGTGAAGGCCTACTCAAAAAGCTCAACGTGGAAGAAGCTGCACTTGCGTCGAACCCAAAGTTTGCGGAAGTCCTCACTCTCATGGGTGTCACGCCCCCTACAAAAGTCAGCAAGACCACTGGGAAGGAGGCGTTTGCTTTTGCAAAGAATGACGCGCTTTTTCAAGCGCTGCTCAACGGTGAACGTGAAGACGTTGCCCTTCTTTGTGAAGCTCGCCTTCGCGTTAAGTCAACGACCGAGCGTACACGGGCACAGCGCTTCCTTGATATTTCGGGCAGGGGTCCGCTCCCGGTCCCGCTTAGCTACTATGGCGCGGCGACGGGCCGTTGGACTGCTGCTAAAGGAAGCGCCATCAACATGCAGAACCTCAAGCGAGGTTCGTTCTTACGTAAAGCAATCATGGCACCGGTGGGGCACCAGCTTGTCGTTGGGGACCTTTCGCAAATTGAACCGCGAGTACTCGCGTGGCTTGCGGATTACGAAGATTTGCTCGACATCTTCCGCTCTGGCGGTGACCCTTATGCCACGTTCGGTTCTCAGATGTTCAACATACCCGGCCTTTCAAAAGAAAGCCATCCAGACCTTAGACAGTCTGCAAAGTCAGCGCTGCTTGGCTGCGGGTACGGGCTTGGCTGGGCGTCTTTCGCTGCCCAGCTTCTCGTTGGATTCCTTGGTGCACCTCCCGTACGCTACGACTTGGCCTTTGCGAAGAAGCTCGGGGTCACCCAAGAAGCCGCGCAGAAGTTCCTCGACTGGGATGTCAACGTCGAGAAGCTCGAGTCGATCCCGCACACCTGCACAACCAAAGAGCTGGTGATCCACTGCCTTGCAGCCAAGGCCATCATCGAGAAGTACCGGGCCACAGCTACGCCAGTGGTTGCGTTCTGGGACTTGATGGGTAGCCTGATCGAGGACTCGCTGTACAAGGGCAAGGAGTACAAGATCAAGTGCCTGACGTTCCGCAAGGGGCAGATCATCCTGCCAAGCGGGATGCCGATTACTTACGCGGGGCTGAACGTCAAGCGCTCAACTGATGAAAAAACAGGCAAGCCTCAAACAGAGTGGACATACGGGGAAAACCGTACTAAACTGTACGGAGGAAAAGTAACCAACAACGTCACGCAGGGCGTAGCAAGATGCGTGATGACTGATGGGATGTTGAGAACGTCAAAGCGGTACTTCGTAGCGGGTACAGTGCATGACGAACAAATTGTTGTGGTGCCCGACTCTGAGGTCGAAGAAGCTAAGACGTGGGTCTTGGCGCAGATGACCATGGAGCCGAGCTATCTGCCGGGCATACCGCTCGACGCTGACGGTGGCGCACACCGTCGATATGGGTTGGCTAAAAACTAAGGAGAAGCAAATGTTCAAAGAGTACGAGGTGGTGTTCCGCGCCATAGTCATGACAACAGCAAACACAGAGAAAGAAGCGGTCAACCGGATGCATTACCAGTTGTCCTCCGCGCTCGACAACATTGACGGGCTGCTGGTGGGACAGTGGACCCTGCAAACAATGCCAACAGTAACAATCAAACAAGGAGAAGTATATGCAACCAATGACAATACCGATCAGCATGACGATCGGTGACCACCAGTACGGCATCAATGTCGTCAAATACATGCCCCGCAAGGGGGCTATGGGTGTCACCTACTACGGCAACAAGTGCATCAGCGTTGCCACACACAGCAACAAGTCGCGCACACCGTTCGCAGCGACTGACGTCAACGAGACCTTCTGGCATGAGTTGACTCACGCTGTGCTGTTTGAGATGGGCAGCTCGTTGTACAAAGACGAGGCGTTCGTGACCAAGTTCGCCAAGCACCTGTCCCAAGCAATCGACACAGCGGAGTTCAAATGAAGAAACCAGCATGGAGTCACAGCTCCCTGAAAGACTTCGAGGGCTGCGCCCGCCGATACCATGAGGTCAAGGTCTTGAAGAAGTACCCCTTCCAAGAGACAGAAGCCACACGGTACGGCAATCAGGTGCACGAGGCCATCGAGTTCTACATCAGGGACAACAAGCCAATCCCACCGGAGTACGCGCAGTTCCAGCCGGTGGTGGACGCCATGCTCAAGAAGCCCGGACGCAAGCTGGCTGAGTACGAGATGGCGCTGACCGTGGACCTCAAGCCCACCAACTGGAAAGCGCCAGACGTATGGGTGCGTGGCATTGCCGACATCCTGATCATCGACGACGACAACCTGACCGCATGGGTGGGTGACTGGAAGACAGGCAACAACAAGTACCCAGACCGGGATCAGTTGGTGCTCATGTCGCTCATGGTCTTCGCCCACTTCCCACACATTCGCAAGGTCAACAGCGCCTTGCTTTTCATCGTCAAAGAGTCTATGGTCAGCATGCAGATGCAGCGTGATCAGGCCGAGCAGTTCTGGTGGAAATACCGTGAGCGCACAGCCCGGCTCGAGGCCTGCTTCGACAACGATGTGTGGAACCCCACACAGACACCTCTATGCGGTTGGTGCCAAGTCACTGGCTGCGAGTTCAACCCCAAGCATTAAGGAGCCAGTCATGGCACAACCATCCAGCAAACGCGACTACAAAAAAGAATACGCCGAGTTCCACGGCAAGCCCGAACAAGTGGCCAAGCGCGGTGAGCGAGTGAAAGCCCGCCGCATCATGGAGGCCGAGGGCACAGCCAGCAAGGGCGACGGCAAAGATGTTGATCACATCAAGCCGCTCAAGAGTGGTGGCACATCAGCCCGCAGCAACCTGCGAATGCGGAGCGTTGCCAAGAACCGCGCCAGCTCAAAATAAAAACCCAAGGAGAAGCAAGTGCAGATCATTGAAGACAAGGCACTACTGTTCAGAACCCGTAACCCCGACAAATACAAGATCATTCCCAAGCACAAGGTTATCCCTGTGCAGGGTGGCTATGAGGTCGCGGTTTACTGGGGGCTGGATGAAGCGAGAGTGCTGCGCAATCTGGGGGTGAAGGACGTACCCTCCCCCATAATCAAGCGCTACAACTGGCCCGGTCGGTACAAGCCGATGGAGCATCAAATCGAGACAGGCAGCTTTCTCACACTGCATCGCCGGGCGTTTGTGTTCAGTGAACCCGGCACCGGCAAGACGCTCAGCGCACTGTGGGCAGCGGACTACCTGATGCGGCTGGGCAAGGTCAGGCGGGTGTTGATCCTGTGCCCCTTGTCGATCATGCACAGCGCATGGATGGGGGACATCAACTCAAGCATCATTCACCGCTCCGCTGTGATTGCCCACCACCCCAAAGCTGCTCGGCGCATCGAGCTGATTCAGCATGACTACGAGATCGTCATCACCAACTACGAAGGTCTCAACCTGATTGCAGACGAGATCGTCAACGACGGACGCTTTGATCTGGTGATTGTGGACGAGGCCAACGCATACAAGATGCCGACCACGCAGCGATGGAAGTCACTCAACAAGATCATCAAGCCTGAGACGTACCTGTGGATGATGACCGGAACCCCTGCATCGCAGTCTCCTGTGGATGCGTACGGGCTGGCCAAGCTGGTTAACCCAGAGGGTGTGCCCAAGTTCTTCACAGCATGGCGCGACAAGGTGATGAACAAGCTGACCATGTACAAGTGGGTAGCCAAGCCGGATGCCAAAGACACCGTGTTCGAGGCGCTGCAACCAGCCATTCGCTTTACCAAGGCGCAGTGTCTGGACCTGCCGCCAGTGATCACGATGACGCGTGAGGTGCCTCTTACACCCCAGCAGTCCAAGTACTACAACCTGCTTAAGGATCAGATGCTGTTCCAAGCGGCGGGTGAGACGATCAGCGCAGTCAATGCTGGCGTGGCTGTGAGCAAGCTCCTGCAGATCAGCTGCGGCGCAGCGTACACCGACGACAAAGAAGTGGTTGAGTTCGACTCCTCGCCCCGCTTGGCGGTACTGGAGGAGGTGCTCGAGGAGACATCCCGCAAGGTCATCATCTTCGCGCTGTTCACCAGCACCATCGAGACAATCCACCGGCACCTGACCAAGAAGCACATCAGCGCTGACATCATCGACGGCAGCGTGAGCGCCAGCAAGCGCGGGCAGATCATCCACCGGTTTCAGAACGAGCCCGACCCTCGGGTGTTGGTGATGCAGCCTGCGGCTTCTGCCCATGGCATTACGCTGACCGCTGCTGACACCGTGGTGTTCTACGGCCCCCTGATGAGTGTGGAGCAATACATCCAGTGCTGCGCCCGTGCTGACCGCAAGGGACAGAACTCTGACAAAGTGACGGTGGTGCACATTCAGGGTTCTGCTATTGAGAAGCGCATGTTCAAAGCGCTCGAAGGAAAAGTGAGTGACAACTCACTTCTGACCGACATGTTCCGAACAGAAATAAATTTGTGAAAGGAGTTGTGAAAGCCAAAAAACCCGTGTAAAGTGTCAAGCCTTAGACAAGTAAAACAGCTTTTTAGGAGAAGCAAATGTCAGATGAAGTCGTCCCCCTCGACCGACTTGCGAAGATTTATCGCAAGGTTCGGACACAGATCGCCACCCTCACGCAAGAGTACGACACGAAAGTGGAAGAACTCAAAGCCGTGCAGGATGAGTTGGCCAACGCCATGAAGGACCAGATGAAGACCATGGGGGTCACATCGGTCCGTACATCGGAAGGCACGGTCGTGCTTTCTGTCAGTACCCGCTACAACACGCAAGACTGGGACTCCTTTAAGAAGTTCGTGGTCGAGCATGACGCAGTGGACCTGCTGGAAAAGCGCATCGCCCAAGGCAACATGCGCCAATTCCTTGAAGAAAATCCGGGCACCGTCCCGCCCGGTCTGAACTCGAACTCCGAGTATTCAGTATCAGTTCGTAAACCAACCAAGTGAGTATTTAAATGAGCAACATCACAATGTTCAACCCTTCCCAAGCCCCTGCTTTTGCTCGCAACGCCGAGCTGTCTGAGACAACACTGGCGCTGGCTGGTGGTGCGAGCGCCTCTGGCGTCAAGCGTGTCTCGATTAAAGGCGGCGTGTTTCGCCTGATGTCTGCTGGCAAAGAGATCGCTGCCATTGAAGAGCGGCACTTGGATGTCATCATCGTCAAGGCTGCACCTAAAGTCAGCCGCGTGTTCTACGCTGCCAGCTACGACAAAGACGCTGCCGCTGCCGCCCCTGACTGCACCTCGGCTGATGGTGAGAAGCCTGATGCTGGTGTGAAGAACAAGCAAGCTACCAACTGCGCTCAGTGCCCACAGAACATCGCTGGCTCAGGCACAGGTCAAACCCGCGCTTGCCGTTACCAGCAGCGTCTGGCAGTGGTGTTGGCCAACAACCCTGATGGCGATGTGTTGCAAGTTACCCTGCCTGCCGCATCGATCTTTGGCAAGGAAGAAGGCGGCAAGCGCCCGCTGCAAGCGTACGCTCGATACATGGCTGCGCAGACCCCACCTGTCAACCTCGACACCATCGTGACCCGCATGAAGTTTGACACCAAGGCTGAGTCCCCCAAGCTGGTGTTTGAAGCTGCACGTTGGTTGACCGATGACGAGTACACCACCGCCCAAGAGCAGGCCAAGTCCAGTGATGCTGCCAAGGCAGTGTCGGCTACGCCCGCCGCGTTGGATGGTGTGCCTGCTGCACCTTTGGCACTGGAGGGCAAGCGCCCCGCCGCCGCTCCAGCTCCTGAGCCCGAGGAAGAGGAAGAAGCTCCTGCACCAGCACCAAAGCCAAAGAAAGCCAAAGCCGCTCCTGTGGTGGACGAGGACGAAGAGCCAGAAGTGCGCAAGCCGGAAGTCAAGGAGACAGCCGTGCCTGCCAAGAAGTCCAAGCTGGCTGACATCGTGTCCGACTGGGACGACGAGTAATTAAATCGGGGGAAAGCGGATGCTGTTGGATAACGCTCAGCCAAGTGATTCAGTTCATGCGGTGCAGCCCCAACAGACGCAGCGAGTACCCCCACCTAAACAACATGGCCTACTCACAAAAAATCATTGACGACGTGATGAAGACTCCCAAGTCTCTGGGCAACCAGCTTGGGCGTTGGGCTATCCACTTGGATTTCCCTGTCACGAAAATCGCCTACGCACTTGGTGTCACGCGCCAGACCGTCTACAACTGGTTCAACGGATCAGAGGTCTTTGTCGCCTACCGCCATCGCGTGGAAACCCTCTTAACAATTATGCAGACCTCAAGCACAGCTGATGAGGCATGGAGAAAAATATGCAAAGAGTACAACCTCAAGCCCTGACCAACGAAGAGCTGTTGAACCACATCTACATGGCCAACTACAACGTGTCCGTTGACTTCGTGAAGGAGTTGTATGAGCGCTACGTTGAGCTGCTGGACAACGCCGAAGACGATCTGAAGTAAACAATTCCCGAAGGACCCTCATGACTCCGCTCGATTTGATGGCGGCGGTTTTGCCGTCTCCGGGTAATGGCTATTACTGCGCGGTAGAACTTTCAAAGAAAAAACAACACGTCTTCGGACAAACCCTTGAGGAACTCATGCCCACCGTTGAGAAGTGGGCGCAAGCTGGATACGACACTTACTTCGCCCTCGGCACATTCGGTACGGACAAAGACCGCACCAAGGACAACATGCACGCCAGTCAAGTGCTGGCCGTTGACCTTGACTGCAACCACCCCAAAGACATCCCAGTGCCGGACAAGAACGGCGAGCTGGTCATCAAGCCCAAGTCATACCCGAGCGCCAAAGCTGCGGCGCAGGCGTTGCAGAAGTTCTGTGACGACACCGGGCTGTCTGAGCTGGGCGACCCTTGGCTGGTTCACTCTGGCGGTGGCATCCACGCCTACTGGCCGCTCGATGAGATGCTGTTCAAGGACGAGTGGTATGCGTTTGCCAAACGCTTCAAAGAGCTGTGCTTAAAGCACGGGCTGGCTATCGACACTGCGGTCACGGGCGATGCTTCCCGAGTCTTGCGCGTACCTGACACCACCAACACCGGCATCAAGAACGGCAAGGCAGTGCGCGAAGCTACGCGTGTGCGCAGCATCTCTGAAGGTAACCGCTTTGCGGTGGATGACATCGAGGCTATCCTGACCGCTCAAGGGTTTGGTCCTGAGTTCGTGAAGATGCCCACCTCCTCTTCGCTGGCTCTGCCGGGGCAGAGGCCAACGGGTGTCAGTGCCCCTTCCACGTTGACGGCGCTTGCGCAAAACAGCGTGACGTTGTTCAAAAAAATTCTGCTCAAAACCAAGGCTGGCTCAGGCTGCGCCCAGCTCCAGAACTACGTTGAGAACGCATCAGACGATGGCATGGAGCCGATCTGGCGTGGCGTTTTAAGTTGGGCCAAGGTCTGCGCAGACGGAGAAAAAGCAGCCGTGTGGCTGAGCGACTTGCATCCATACCCGCATGAGCGCATGCACCAGAAGCTGGCCGAGATCAAAGGCCCGTACTCGTGCGCTGCGATGGACGACATGAACCCCGGCGTGTGCCGTGGTTGCCCACACTGGGGCAAGATTACCAACCCACTGTTGTGGGGCCGCGAGATGGCGCTGACAACAGACGAGACTATGGTCGAGGTTGAAAGCAGCGCAGCGGTCGATGCCGATACTGAGGCCGACACTGTGCTGATCGCCCAGCCTGAACCACCACGGGGCTATGCCTTTGGTAAACGAGGCGGCGTGTTCTTGGAGCGCATCGAGGAGGATGCTGACGGCCACAAGGTAACCAAGCAACTGCTGCTGTGCTCCAACACCATCTTCCCTCTGGACGTGCTGAACAACAACGGCAGTCATGAGGTGCACTTTTGCGTCATCAAGAACAAACAACTGCACAACGTGCTCGTGCCACAAAAATGTCTGGCCAGCAAGGACGAGACGATCAAGCACTTGGCCAACCAGAACGTCATGGCCGCATTTGGCTCAGGCAACGACAAGAACCTGTACGACTACATCCGCGCCTGCGTGGAGAAGATGAGCAGCGAGAAGCGCCCGATTGAAGTGCCGTCCAGCTACGGCTGGCAACCCAACGACACCTACGTCTTCGGCGGCAAAATCTATGCGGCGGGCAAGGAAGCCATCGAGGTGCCCATGCCCGGGCTGGAGAACATCACGATGAACTCGCGGCCCACGGGTAGCTTGGAAGTCTG